AGACGTTTAAGACAGTGGATTCGGGCTGGATATGAGGAATATAATAAATGTGGTGGATCATTATATGTTCAATGTTGGGCTAATGTAATGAGGAAAGGGGAGCAGATATTACCACATAAACATGAATTTCATAACGACACTTATCCTATATACCATCTTTGTGGTCATCTTAATGTACAGGTTGATGGTTCTACCTCTACTTACTATGATAATAATCCAATTTTAAATGAAAATGGTCACATGACTTTTTTTAGTGCATCTACTTATCATTACACTGATAAGTATGAAAATGATGAGGAAAGAATTACAATAGCATTTGACATTATGAATGAAGAGTTTTATAATTGGGATATTCATGATGAATTTAAGTATCATTGGGTTAAAATATGACACAGAATGTTAAATTAGTCAGTGTAACACCAGATGCTGAACAACACATGGCATATGTTGCTCGTGTTAGTAACCCTAAGAACCAAGACAATGAGAAGTTTGCTGGTCTTCTTAAGTATTGCATCCAGCACGGTCACTGGAGTGTCTTTGAGCAAGCATTCATGACGGTAGAGATCAATACTACAAGAGGTATTGCTGCACAGATATTAAGGCATAGAAGTTTTACCTATCAAGAGTTTTCTCAAAGATATGCTGATAGTAATCTTCTAGGTGATATTGAATTGCCTGAACTCCGTAGACAAGATGATAAGAACAGACAGAATAGTATTGATGATCTAGATCCAGAGATGGTTGAGAAGTTTAATAGACAGATGAATACTTTGTTTAGTTCTGCCTTTGGTTTATATAATCAGATGTTAAAAGCAGGTGTTGCAAAAGAATGTGCAAGATTTGTACTTCCACTTGCCACACCGACACGTATCTACATGACTGGATCTTGTCGTTCATGGATACATTATATTAATTTACGTTCTGCACATGGAACACAGAAAGAACATATGGATATTGCTAATGGATGTAAGAAATTATTTACCGAACAGTTTCCTGCAGTATCTGAGGCTCTAGAATGGCTATAGAGTATGGTATTAATAATTTAAACAATACCCCTTTATGGAATTTTATACAAGAAAAAATTAATAATGGTAATTTGAAATGGGAGGATGGAACTATTGATCCATTGTCATATGAACAGCAAATGGCATATCCTGATGAATTAAGTAAAGAAAATAGTAGAAAATGTAAAATTGCTTGGTTAAATGATAAGAATCTTGGACAACAATTGTTTAATTCAGTTAATTTATATAATAAACAAGAATGGAATTACGATTTAATCGGTTGTGATGATCTTCAATATGGAATTTATTCTGATGGTGGACACTATAAGTGGCATCGTGATATTGAAAACATTCCATTAAAGATTGATGGTAAATATTTGGCAAGAAAACTTAGTATGACTATTTGGTTAAATGATCCTGATGAATATGAAGGTGGGGAATTGGATATAGAAATTAAAGGACCAGATGTAGATTTGAGATATGATACTCTTAAATATCCTAAAGGATCTATTCTTATTTTTCCATCTGATAAATGGCACAGAGTTAGACCTGTTACTTCAGGAATAAGAAAATCATTAGTTACTTGGTTTAGAGGTCCGTGTCTTAGATGAGCAACGATATAAAAATAATTGATAATTTTTTAAACCAAGATGAGTTTAATAGTATTAAAGATGTGATATTTGGAAATAATTTTTCATGGTATCATTCTCCTAATATTGCATATAAAAATGATTCTCATAAAATATTAGAATCTTTTTTTGTTCATATGATATATGATGAGGATGTTATACAATCTAGATATTATGATCATTTTGCTGGCATTTTTTTACCAAAAATAAAACAAGTGTGTGAAATAAAATCTTTAATTAGAATTAAAACTAATTTTTATCCTGCGACTGAAAATCTAATAGAACATCCACCCCATAATGATTATAATTTTAGACATTTAGGATGTATTTTTTCTATGAATACTTGTGATGGATTTACTAGATTTGGAAAGAATGAGGATCAAATTATTGGTAGCAAAGAAAATAGAATGATATTTTTTGATCCATTTATATTGCATAATTCAACAAACACCACAGATGCACAAGCAAGAATTAATATTAACTTTAATTTTTTATAACTAAATAATCTTACACATTATTCTATTAATATGGCAACATACCCTGTTATAAACAAAGAAACTGGTGAACAGAAGGAAGTTAAGATGAGTGTTCATGCTTGGGATCAGTGGAAGACTGACAATCCTGACTGGGATAGAGACTACTCTGATCCTTCTACGATGCCTGGTTTGGGACTTGAAACTATTGGTGAGTGGAGAGATAAACTAGTTAATAAAAATCCTGGATGGGGTGAGGTATTAAAGAAAGCAGATAAATCTGGAGGTATCTCTGGAAGATTAGCTAAAAGAGGATCTTATGAATCTTCAACTCAATCTGCTTTTGATGTAGAATAACATGACATCTAAATCTAAAACTCGTAAGCCTGTTGTTCCATACGGAATGAGTAATAAGCAAATGAAAAGAAAGAAACCTATTAATACGGACTTGATGAGGACAATTACTCCTCTAACTCCAAACCAAGAAGAATTATTCAGATGCTATGAGAATAATCAGAACGTAGTTGCATATGGATGTGCAGGTACTGGTAAGACATTTATAACTCTTTATAATGCACTTAGGGATGTATTAGATCCTAAAACACCTTATGAGAAAATTTATATTGTAAGGTCATTAGTATCTACAAGAGAGATTGGTTTCCTACCAGGAGATCATGAAGATAAGTCATCACTCTATCAGATTCCTTACAAGCATATGGTAAAATATATGTTTGAGATGCCAACAGAGGCAGACTTTGAAATGCTTTATGGTAATCTTAAGTCTCAAGGTACAATTGATTTCTGGAGTACCTCATTTATAAGAGGAACTACTTTTGATAAAGCAATTGTTATTGTTGATGAGTATCAGAACTTGAATTTTCATGAGTTAGATAGTATAATAACAAGAGTTGGTCAAGATTCTAAGATCATGTTCTGTGGTGATGCTACTCAATCTGATTTAGTTAAGACCAATGAAAAGAATGGTGTGATTGATTTCATGAAGATCCTTCGCATTATGCCATCAGTTGATATTATTGAGTTCGGAGTCGAAGATATTGTTCGTTCTGGATTTGTCAAGGAGTATCTCTTAGCTAAATTGGAAACAACTTTATGATTTTTGATCATTGTAATTACTTAGGTGATATTGAATTAGAAAAGAAAGAAACTCCTGGTTGTAGATTGTATCAACTTCCTGATGGTAGTTGGGTTCCTTCTATTACTTCAGTCACTTCCTTTTATAATAGACAGATCTTTATTAACTGGCGTAAGAAAGTTGGTATAGAAGAAGCAAATCGTATCACTAAGAAAGCAACTACTCGTGGCACAGATTTTCATGAAGCAGTTGAAGTGTATATGAGGAACAATGAAATAGATTGGGAGCAGTTCAGACCTGCTACTAAGTTTATGTTTCATCATGCCAAACCATACCTTGATAAGATAAATAACATACACGCTATAGAAAGAACCCTTTACTCTGAGTACCTTGGTCTTGCAGGTAGAGTTGATTGTATAGCAGAGTATGAAGGTGAATTAGCAGTCATAGATTTTAAGACATCCGAAAAGATTAAACCTGAGAAGTGGTTGGAAAACTATTTCGTACAGGAAACCTTTTATGCTGCTGCTTACTATGAGTTAACTGAAATCCCTGTCAAGAAATTAATTACTATCATGGTCACGCCTGGTGGTGAAGTAAAAGTATTTGACAAAAGGAACAAAGGGGACTATATTAAATTATTAGTAAGGTATATAAAAGAGTTTGTATCTAACAGTACTAGGAGACAGGATGGAGAATGAACTAGAGAAAGTATTGAAGAGTAAGTTCTTCTCCGCTGCAGGATTTGCACAGGAAATTGAAACTTTAGTGCAAGTAAATAAAGACATGAATTATATTGATGCTATTATTCATTTTTGTGATAAGAATAGTATTGATTTAGAATCAGTTCCTAAACTAATTCCAAAACCATTAAAGGAAAAAATTAAGTATGAAGCATCAGAACTTAACTTCCTAAAACGTAGTTCACGAGCAAAGCTACCATTATGAATGACCCTGACGACAATCCTTTTTGGGGGGAACCTATTCCCACTGATCTTTGGGAGGATATGGATAAACTTAATAAGTTATACGAGGAATTGGAGTGGAGTCATAGAGATTACTTAGAGATTGCCATTGAAGGCAATCATATTACTATTAGAAACAAATCTAGAGAAGGCAGGTAAATGATGCCGTTTGATGCATACCGATGCTATTTGTCATTAAAAAATCACTTTACTAAAGACCACTACGATTACCATAAGTATCGTGGTAAAACCAGAGCAACAGTCCAAGCCTTTTATAAGAGGAAGGATAGGTTCTGGTTTGAGAAGTTTGCAAGATCAAAGAATGATAAAGAAGTAGAAGAGTTCTTTGTATCCAACTTTATATACTCTACTGATCCTGCAACCATGTGGATTGGTGAAATGATAAAGGAGGGAGAAGGAAGGTATATTGAGTGGAAGAAAAAGGTACAGTCACTTTCTTATATTTTTAAGGAAGAAGTAGAGAATGTATTTGAGGATCAGAAGGTTGATGATGTGTTTGATTGTACTAAAGGACACCCACCAATTTTAAAAAGTTATCTAGGGGGTGACACATCACTTGAAAGTATGGTAATATATGATATAATATTTGGGTACGGAAAGGATTTTGATAAACGACTGAATGACCCTGTGTGGGAAACCGTCAGTCGTAAGATCAAAAAATATAAACCTTTCCTAAATATTAATGTACCCCGTTACAAAAAAATCCTAAAGGAGGTTGTCATTCATGGCTCTTGAAAATGCTGCAATACTTGAAGAATTGAAGGAAAGATACGCAAGTATCTCCAAACAACTTAATGAATTATCTAACACTCGCATTAAAATTGAGGGTGCTATAGATGTACTTCAACAAATTGAAGATAGCAAAGCACAGGAGGCACAAGCTGCCACCAAAAGCGAAGGCGACGTGGGCGAAGAGTCTAGCGTCGATGGCGAATCCTCTAGCGGGACCGATTCCAGCAACGGTGACTCATGAGCAACTAAGAAACAGATGAGTTTTTTTCAATCAGATGTAGTCCGTGCGGAGATGGTAGAGATTAGTGAACTTCAAGAAGAAGTTTATTCTAATGTCTTTAAGTTTCCTTCAATGACAAAAGAAGATCAACATCATCATGTTGATATTCTTGAGAGGTTGATTGAGAAGCAACAGATTATGTACACTCGTCTTAGTTTATCGGATGATCCCGAAGCAAAGAAAATGAAAGAGCAGATCATTGAGTCTGCCAAAATGATGGGCATTCCTTCTAACAGTGATATGAATCAAGCATTTAGTCAAATGGCAAAGATGGTTGATGTATTGAAAAAACAGATTGACAGGAATGAATTTACCTAGTAACATATAAAGGTACACAAAAGCCAAATCTAAAAACAAATCTAATGTCATTTAAAGACCTAAAAAAACAGTCCTCTCTAGGATCTCTAACCCAAAAATTGGTTAAAGAAGTGGAGAAGATGAACAACACAAGTGGAGGTGCTGATGAGCGTCTCTGGAAGCCTGAAGTTGATAAAACAGGCAATGGTTATGCCGTAATTCGTTTCTTACCTTCACCTGAAGGAGAAGAAATCCCTTGGGCAAAAATGTATTCACATGCATTCCAAGGACCAGGTGGATGGTATATTGAGAACTCTTTGACTACAACAGGTGGCAAGGATCCTGTATCAGAGTACAATCGTGAACTCTGGAACAGTGGTAATGAATCTGATAAAGATGTAGTTCGTAGACAGAAGCGTAAGCTTTCTTACTATGCAAACATCTATGTTGTTAAAGATCCTACCAATCCTCAGAATGAGGGTGGAGTATTCCTCTACAAGTTTGGTAAGAAGATCTTTGATAAAGTAATGGAAGCAATGCAACCAGAGTTTGAGGATGAAACACCAATCAATCCTTTTGATTTCTGGCAAGGTGCAAACTTCAAGTTGAAGATTGTTAAGAAGGATGGTTATTGGAACTATGACAAGTCAGAGTTTGATAAAGTATCTCCTCTCTTAGAAGATGATGATGCACTAGAAGCATTATGGAAGAAGCAGTATTCTCTTGCTGCTGTCACTGCTGCAGACCAATTCAAATCATATGATGATCTGAAGAAGCGTCTTGATTATGTTTTAGGTGCTAAAAAACCTGCTCGTCGTATAGATGAAGAGGTATTTGAAGAGGACAATAATCGTTCTTTCCAACCTAAATTTGAACGCAAAGAACCAACCGCTGCTCCTGTAGCATCTGCTAGTTCGGATGAGGATGATGCTTTAAGTTACTTCCAAAAATTGGCAGAGGAATAGTTAAGAATATAGTTTAATATTTTCTGCTTTCTTAAGGGTCTTACTGATATATTCAGTAGACCCTTTTTTGTATGGCATGAAATTATCCATATCTCCTGTAATGACTCCGATATATTCACTCTTAAGTAGGAATATATTTCTTTTTTTATCGTCTAGTTGTTCTTCATATTCTAGATTAGTTATTGGTGTTACTATATTATTTTCTGTTACTTCTAATTCTGTAATCCAATCAAAATATGTAACAGAATAATTAGAATCAAC